TTTTGCAAACCCTAAATATGTTGATGGTTATTTTATATCATCTAATAATATTATTATTGAGTCCAAAAATAAGCAAAAACTATCAACAAAATATTTATATTATTTTGTGATATCAAATGAAAAACATATTTATATTGAAACACCTACGTATCCAAAATTTGATGCTTCTTCTTTTAATACTCTAACAATTCCCGTGCCACCGCTAGAGAACCAAAAAGAAATAGTAGAGAAGTTAGATAAATTCAATGAAATGTGTAACGAAATATCTGATGGCTTACCTTTAGAAATTGAATTAAGGAAAAAGCAATATGAATTTTATAGAGATAAATTACTATCATTTGATAAAAAAGCTAGTTAATTGATTTTTTTGAAAATTTGTAGTATAATAAAGGTATGATCCATTTTACGGGTCGTTATTGTTTTGTTATATTAATAATAATAACAACCACATTAGCCGTGCGGTTGTTATCTTTTAGTTCTTTTATTTGAATTACTAATGAGATAAACTCAATTAATAGAAACAAAAAATCAAACCAATCTAACATATTTATCGCCTCCTCTCAGAGTCAAACTGACTCAAAAAGAGAAAACGACCCGCACTGATGAATCATACCTAAGTTTATTTTATCATCTTCTTAATTAATATACAAAAAAGCAGAGAGGAAAAATATGAAACCTCTCTGCTATATCTATCGTGAATCTAAAACGTCGAAAAAATCATATAAATAAACAATCGCCAACTTCTATCTGTACTTAATTAAAAAAATTAGCAAAGCACTGAGTTAGAAAATACACACTTTATTTATACTGTAAAAAGCCAAAATCCTACTCACTCTTGAATGATTATAAAAATGATTTGACCTTTTTAATGAGTGTGCTCGCATTTGTCAAGTGTTTCTACGCACTTCACCAAAAATTAAGGAGAAAAACAAATGCGTGCATTTATATCATCTCATACATATTTCACTAAGTCAACTTAAAACCACTTTTCTTTGTTCAATGTTTGTCTTAAGTTTGTCCAATGTTTATTTAATTTTGTACAAAAAGCTTGATTATTATCGCATTTTATACAATAATAATACAAAAGAGTGTAGGTAAAAATGAAGTATAAGAATTTAAATTTTTTAAAAACTGAAATATCAAAATTAATTATACTTAAATCCGAAAAACTAACTAAAATAAAAGAACTCGAACTTTCTATACTTAAAGCTAACCATTTTAATGAACTACCACCTGATACTTCTAATTTCAAAGATGAAAAAATAATAAAATATATCGAAAAAAAAGAATCGCTTATTAAAGAAATTAAAAAAATAGAAAATAGAATTAATCAATTAAATTATCAAATTAATACAATAACTAATACTATTAACGATATGCCTGACTGCATGTTAAAAACAGTCTTGGATATGTTCTATATTAAAAATTCGAAAATAGAATCAATAGCTTTTACCACTGGTTACTCTAGAAGCTCTATATATAGCCTTATGAAATTGAAAGGTGGTGAATAAATATGATAAATAATAAAATTATCGTAGAAAACGATATCAAAAAAATAACTATCAATAAAAAAGGTGACTTTATTGAAATCGATATGAATAATCGAGAGAACTTCGATAAATTAGTCGAAACTCTTCAAACTTTTGTCGAACAAACTAAAAAAATGTCTAAAAATCCAGATTTGAAAGCAGCTAATGAATTATGTGATTACGGCGAAAATCAATTAAAGTCTATCTATGGCGACGATATCATTATGTCAATATTTAATGTCGAACACCCTTCTATTCGTGCTTTGACTCTTTTCTACCTTAAACTGTTGAAAATATTGTCAGACTTCAACGAAGAAGTTAATTCTAAAACTATTGATGAAATTGAAAAAACGTATGGCTCTAAATATTTAGATAGGGCAAAAATAAAGGAAAAAATTGGAAACTAATATATTAATCGATGATTTGCCCACTGATTATAATGGCTATCTTATTAATTATACTTTTAAATCTGGAATCTTAATCTCTGAATGCTTGAACGATAAGAATTTTAAAGATGAACGAGAAAAAGTATATACAGCACTTAGAATCTTGTTCGGGCGTGGTATCCCACCTATTGATACAGCTCTAGATGGTCTTAAATGGTTCTTGAGCGGTGGAATGGCAATTAAAAATAAAGATGACCATAAAAATAGTAAAAATATTTTTTCCTTTTCACAAGATAGAAATATGATATTTAGCGCTTTCATGATGAAATATAATATAAATCTTAATAAATCTAACATGCACTTCTTTGAGTTCTTATCATTATTCAATGATTTAGATAAAACAGCCTTTAAAAGAGTAGTAGATTTAAGAACAATGTCACCTGCAGAAATAAAATCTTACTCTCGTGAACAACGTCAACGAATTTATAAACTACAAGAAGAATTCGCTCTCGAAGATGATGATAACGAACAAGAAGAAAAAACTAAATTCGACTTATTATTGGAGAAATTTAATGCTAAATAAATTTATTATACAAGCTAGATTGTCTAGAGACCCACAGTTAATTACTACTGAAAAAAATAAAATATTACTCTTTAATTTAGCTTGTAATTCTAGTGAAAAAAAAGATAAAGTAAACTTCCTTGACGTAAAATCTTTCGGTAAAACAGCTGAATTTATCAATAAGTACTTTAAAAAAGGTAGAATTGGAATATTTGAAGGTTATATATCCTCAGGTGCTTATGAAAAAAATGGTGAAAAAGTTTTCGTCCAAGATTTGATAGTTACTAATGTCTATTTCAATGAGCGTAAAGAGTCAACTGAAACTCAAACAGAAGAAAATGAACAAACAAACCTAAAAAACGTCGATTCAGTTCTGTTTGACTAATATCCCACCATATCTCTTGTTTATATATTCCTTTGATTCTTGATAAGTATCACCTATCGATATCGAATTAGCTAAATCTACAAACGCACGCCCACATATTGTTAACTCTAATTCATTCATAATGTCACTCATTAAATCTTTTTTATTTTTACCTCTTTTAATCCTTAAACCTTTTGCATCTAATCCAAATACCGATTTATAGACTAAATTGTGATAATGAGCATATTTCAAATGTTTATGTGGGCTCTCAGGCAATTTACTTATCATATACGATAAGAATTGGTCACAACCTTTGAAAAAATATTTGCTGTCTATTACTTTGACTTTCTTCTTTCTTCGTTTGCTTGTAGTTAATATACTTTCGCTATTTAATAGTCTTAACAATTTTAATGCCTCTTTATATTATTTTCTCAACAATTATATTATACACTAAATTGGACAAAATTCAACACTTTTATACAAATTAAAAACTTTTTTTGGAGAATCAAATGGGAAAAATGTATTTTTACTACGGAACAATGGGCGCTGGAAAAACAGCTTTAGCTATAAGCAAAGCTCATGAGTTTAAAAACCATTTTCATGAAGTTAAAGTATGCGTCCCCTCAATAGTAGATGCTAAGAAACTTGAAAGTAGAAACAGATCTTCTATAGATGTAAACATTGTTATTGATTTTAATAATTTATCTGAATCTAAGATATTCTTAGACAAATTTGATTTAGAAAATGTTCCAATATTAATAATAGATGAAGCTCAATTTTTAACAGCATTACAAGTACAAACGTTAAGAAAACTAGCTGATGAAAAAGATACTTTAGTATTTTGCTTTGGATTATTAACTGATTATAAATTAAACTTATTCGAAGGTTCTAAAAACTTAATAGTATACGCTAATTCGTTCCGTGAAATACCATCTATGTGTGAAGGAAAAAATTGTCGAAAAAAAGCACAATATAATATCAGAACAAGCAGTGACGAGGGTCAAATAGTTTTAAATAAGCACTTTTATAAATCACTTTGTTTAAATTGTTATGAAAAAAAGAATCACTACTAAAACCTTAGAAAGTAGAGAACAAACTAAATTATTCGAGTTCGCTTCTCATTTTAATGAACTTAAATGGATGTTCGCTATTCCTAATGGTGGTTATAGGAATCCTAGAGAAGCTGCTAATTTAAAACGTCAAGGTGTTAAAGCTGGGGTCTCTGATATATTTTTACCATTACCTAATGAAAAATATCACGGCTTGTTTATCGAAATGAAAGTGCATCCTAATAAACCATCACCTAAACAAAAAATATTCATATCTAGTATGTTGAAAAACGGTTATTCATGTAAAGTGTGTTATTCATCTGAAGAAGCTGTTAAAGAAATTATTAAATATATCGGGAGAAATTTATGGGACAAGAATTAGTTAATCATCCTACTCACTATAATATGCACCGCACTGAATGCATCGACGAAATGCTGCTAGTTTTCGGGAAAGACTCAGTAATAGAATTTTGCAAATGTAACGCTTGGAAATATAGGTACCGTGCTCCTTTTAAGGGTGAATCTGAAGATGTCCAAAAAGCAGATTGGTATATCTCTAAAATTAAAGAATTAAGGGGATATTAATGTCAGAAGAAATTGAATTATACAAAAAAAGGCGTATAAAACTTAGTCAAATGCTAGATGACTTTTTAAACGCTCCAATACCACCGTCACTTAATCATATTCGTGATATGGTCCATAGTATGCATGTATATGAAAAAGAGGAAGATTGGGATAATATGGCGTCAGCTATGATTATGTCAGTTATAATTAAAATTATTAAAACTGGTAACTATCAAGCGCTAGCTTTCTTAGTAGACAACCAAAATAATAACAATGAGAGTAAAAAACACTATAATAAGTCTTATGCTGATTTAGTTAATGCAATTAGTAGAGTAGCTGAAGATAACGAACCTAAAAGATTAGAATAATGTTTAAAGATTTTACGAAAAAACAAAAAATATTCTTGAGAGAAATAATCACAACTAAATTAAGTAGAATAAACTTGCTTGAAGGCTCCGTACGTAGTGGAAAAACATATATAAGTTTAATCGCTTGGCTTACTCTGTTATGCAAATATGAACAAGATAAGAACTTTTTAATGGTAGGTAAAACAATAACATCATTGAAAAGAAACTGTTTGACTCTATTAGAAGAATTATGCCCGTCAGATTGTTTCAGTTATTCGATAACTAAAAAAGAAGCTAAAATATTTGACAGACGTATATTCCTAGAAGGTGTCAACGACTCGAGAGCAGAACAAAAAATACGTGGTATGACTTTACAAGGTGCTTATTGTGACGAAATAACGCTGTTTTCAGAGGATTTTTTCTCTATGCTGTTATCTAGGTTATCTTTACCTTATTCTTTCTTATTAGGTACTACAAATCCAGATTCTCCATCACATTGGTTAATGAAAAAATACATATCGAGAAAAAACGAACTCAACATGAGAATGTGGAAATTTTACTTAGATGACAACGATACAATACCTGAAGATATCAGGAACAATATGAAAAAAGAATATACAGGAGTTTTCTACGAACGTTTTATTCTTGGAAATTGGGTCCAAGCTGAGGGACTTATATACTCTCGATTCGCTGATAATAAAAACGATTATATTATTGATAAAATAAGAGTAAGAGATATTGATATTATAAACATAGGTATAGATTATGGCGCTAGTAAAAGTAAAACAGCATTCGTAGCTGTTGGGTTCTGTAATCAATTTAATTTGATGGTAGTTTTAGATGAACAAACAATTGAGGGCGTCAACAAACCAGAAGATTTATATAAATATGTCGCAGAATTCTATAAACGAGTAGAATCAAAATATGGTTGGATATCGTGTTGTTATGCTGATTGGGGTGGATTAGGTCAAGTAATCACAAAAGGATTGAAAGTTTATATGCATGAACATTGTAATAATGCAATTGTAAAAGATTGTAAAAAATACAAAATATTCGAAAGAATAAACATATTGAACAGGTTAATAGGTGCAAGTCGTTTCAAAATAATGGATTGTTGCAAAGAGGTTATAGAATCGTTAAGTTCATCAATTTGGAATCCAAACAAAGAAAACGAAAGGCTCGACGATGGTACCATTAATATCGATGTACTTGATGCTATGGAATATGCATACGCTCCTCATATATCGACATTGAGAAGCTTATTAGACGTTGAAAAAGTAAAACCGAGAGGGTTACCAATAATTTAATAGAGACAAAGGGGGGAAAACTATGATCCTCACAATAAAAGACTTACAACAAAAAACTTACGAAGTTCTAAAAATGGCAAAAAGAGAAGACGAAGCGATAAAAATAGAAACTGACGGCGAATATGTTGCAATCATAAACAAAGAAACGATAAACAAAATAAAAAAAATAATGAAGATAAAAGGACTCGAATGATATACGATGTGATCATAATAGGCGGAGGAATAGCAGGAGCAACAGCCGCGATTTATGCAAAAATGGCGGGGCTAAATATAGCAATAATCGAGAAAGAGTTAATAGGGGGCAAATTAAACTATATAAGCGAGATAAACAACGTACCTGGTATTTTATCTATCGAAGGTGAAAAGTACGCTAAAAACCTCCTCAAACACGTCGAGAACACACATACAGAAATCATATATGAAGAAGTTACAAACGTGGAATACACTAACAACCTTTACCAAATTTATACGACTGGAAAAGTTTACATATCTCGATACTTAATTATTGCAGTAGGTTCGACACCTAAAAAAATCAAAGGACTCAAAGCGTCGTATTGTGAGATATGTGAGGGGCATTTATACAAAGGTAAAAGCGTGGCGGTAATAGGTGGAGGCGACTCTTCTTTTTCGTGTGCGTTATATCTTTCGAAGATTTGCAAAAGTGTCACGATATTAATAAGAAAAGACAAAGCAAAAGCATCGAAGCACTTGATTGACAAAGTGAACAAAACAAACAACATAAAAATAAAATACAAAAGTAACGTAATAGAAGACTCGAAAGAGTACGACGGTAATTTTGTAAAAATAGGGAACGAGATAGATTTAAAAAGATTTGAGAACGTAATAGAGAAGCATGACAATACTTTTTTAATTGGTGATTGTACTGGACTCCATTGCAACCAAATAATAAAAAGCGAGTATGAAGGAATGGCGGCGGCGCTAAAGATTATAGAAATTGAAAAACTAAATTGATAAAAAGACAGCTTACGAGCATTGTAAGCCGTCCGTCGTTTCTTTGGATATAATCGAACTAGTTACTTCTTCCTTTCTTAAAATTAAAAGACAACGTAGACGATTAGAATTATACCACGAAAATGAAAAAGATCAACAGAAAAACAAGCTTAATTGTTGTATAATATAGGCGCGTAGTTTGGAACGCGGTGCATCAGTTCGTTTCGTAACTGGTTCAGTTACAGGATCGAGGTGATGAAATGCTGAAAAATATAAAGGACTTACTTGATATTATTATAAAAATAATGTTAATAAAGACTTTAATAAAGAAGCGCCCGCGTCGACACCGCGGACGTCGTAAAGACAAATAACTGTTTTCGATGTACCGTAGTCAAACTACGTAATTCCATTATATCACAAAAATAAAAAAAGAAAACCCGCCACACTCAAAGGAGAGAACGCGGCGGATGTCAACCCAATTATATGATACCACACAAGACAAAAAAAGTCAATTAAATCAATGATAAAATTTATTAATATAATAACTTATTGTTTTAATACAACTATAGCGAACCTTAATGTGAAATTTATTAAAAGTTTATCAAAAAGATGGGGAAAAACGCCCTCAGCCCTTGACAGAAAAGGGGCGGCGTGTTATAATTAAAATACAAGATGAAAAAAAGGAGATGAAAAAATTGATTGATTTTGTTTTTTGATTTTATAATTAAAGCGAGACACCTCA